CGCATCAGGCTTAACAATGTCCGTGCCCTCAAACGTGTCGTCCATCTCAGGAATAGCGCAAAGAAGTTTCCACCCAGTTGGGGCTGGGATTGTCTTTGCTTTTTGCTCAGGCGTAAGTTCTTCAGTCATTGGCTTCGTCCACTTTTTTAGCAAGGTCGATGATGTAACGCTCTGCGATGGCTAGACCTTGAATGACACCACAGAGTTTTCGATACTCCTCATACGATTGACACACGCCGTTAGCCAAATCATCAGCGTAGTTGTTTAAATCGTCGCGGATCTTTTCGCGCAATACGCGGGCAAATTCGTGAATCATGCTTTACTCTCCGGTTTGCGTTGGTTGTTTTGCATTTCTATCTGCGCTTTATTCTTGGCGATATCCGTACCAATGCGCAGCCCCTCAATCTCATGCTGGGCGTCTTGCTTGGCTTTGCTCTCTTTAATCTGCGCGCCCATCTTCATACCGGCAAGCTGCATGTCGCCAGTCATCTTCTCTCTATCTAACTCAAGGCGCGCCTGATCAAGTGCGTTCTTGCCCGCCTGCGCTTGTACTTGGGCTTGTGCTGCTTGCGCCTGTGCCGCCGCTACCTGCATCTTTATTTGCATGTCCTGCTGCTTTATCTGCGCATCAAGCTGGGCTTTCTGTGCATCAAGCTGAATCCGGGCCTGCGCTTCCTGCTGGCGAATTTGCAAATCTTGTTGCTTCATCTGCAACTCTTGCTGCTGCATCTGGATCAGCGGATCTTGGGCTTGTTGCTGCGCCTGCTCTTTGGCCTGCTGCGCCTTGTTCTGATCCACCACCTGCTTGGACGCCTGCGCAATCAGATTAGAGAGTGCGTACTCGGCTTCTGGCGGCAGATCATCGTCGTATTTAGGCAACGCCGCACCAAGTTGCTGCTCTACTTGATAGCGATACAAGAACCCGGCATGTTCTGCGATATGCTCCATGAGAGCGGCTGAGATCTGCTGAGCTTTCGGGTTCTGCCCAAGCGCCTGCGCAATCGTTGGGTCTTGGATCATCGCCATGTGAACCTGAATGTGCGACTTGTGGTCTTGGTAGAAGAACGCCTTGACCGGCTCGCTCTTCATCAGGTTCATGTTCTCCGTTACCGGATCGCGCGGCTTCATATCCTCTGGCAGAGGCACCAACTTGTTTGCATGCTTGATGCCCAGAATCTCCAACATCTGCCGGTGTAACTGTGGCAGGTCGTAAATGTCCGGTGCCATCTGCGCCATCTGAATGACGGCTTGGTACTGTACAACTCGCTGACTCAGCGTAGCCGCGTTGGGATCACTAACAGGAATGATATCTAAATGGTCGTAGTCAGACTTTTTCGCCTTGCGCGGTCCCTCTTCTGGGTCGTAGTCGTACTCGTCCTCTGTCTCGTCCCGAACAATCTGCGCAAGCAAGCGCAGTTCCTGCTTGAAGCTGTAGTGCAGGCGCGCCTGCACCGCCGTCATTACCTTGAGTTGGCGCTCCAGCAGAGCGAGCGTGGTCCCCACTGGTGCTTGACCCGACATGTCACTAACTTGCATGTCAGCCGTGGCAGCGAAACGCCGCCCTTCTTCCACAATCGTGGAAAGTAACTGATACAGGACATTCGATGGTTCTTTGTACGGCAGCGGAAGTATGTTGTCTCGTAGTGCTCCTGAACCAATATCAACATCCCGCCATTCTCCCGGTGCAATTGGTGTGTCATCGCCTTTGATGCGCAACCCACGGGACTTTAATCCTCCGGGCAAATTGGATAGCGTTCCCGCATCAACAAGCTGACGCATGATGCTGGTAGCTGATTTGGCAAAGCCACCAATCAGATGGAATAAACCAAACCCGTACGCACCAAAACCGGGGATGTAGTCGTACTTAACAAAGTGCTGGCGCTTTAAGCAGAACTCATCATCCTCTTTCCAATTGCGCCGCACCGCCAATACATCATTGGCGCCTTTCACAATTGTAATTACGTACGGGCGGGCAATACCCGTCTCTTCCCCATCTTCATCCTTGTCCTCAAACCCGGCAATATCCAGATCAGCGTGGATCTCATAAATAATGTAGCGGTCATCGTTCAGATCGCTAAAGCCGGTCTCTTTGTCCTTGGCTTTTTGAATTTCTGTTTGCTCGCGGGTTGGGTCAGGCAACTCAATATCCCGATAGAAACCAGCTTGTTGCAGGCGGACAATTTCCTGCTCAGTCTTGCGCATAACGTGCGTAACCCGATAGCACGTATCCAAATCTGTAGCCCCGTACGGCAGGATGATGTCTTCTGCCGGTACAAACATTGATACCGGGCGATCAAGCGACGGATCGAAATAAACTTTCTTGAAAGCCGAACCCGTTGCCGGTAAACTCCACAGCATGCGTTCATGCTCGGGCCTAAACTCGCGCATCACTTCCGTAAGCTCGTAGTTCAGGTCATCCTCAACTCGCTTAGCGGCTTCTTTTTTCTCTGGCGTCTCTTTCCCAAGGATCTTTGTTCGCACCGGACCTTGCGCTGGAAACGACTCAGTGATAGCTTCAGACTGGAACCGCACAACGGCTTCCGTAATCATGGGGTGGAACACGCCACAAGCACCGTTCCACGGCTCCGTGCGCTCCTCATACTGGAGACCCAAGAGTTTCAGCCCCTCTTTGTACGACTTCTCCCAGTCCTTGCGCGACTGCCGGTCGTTCTCAATGGCGTCAGACAACTCGCCCGCCAACATATCCAAGTCGCCCGCATCAATATCGTCGGCAAGGTTGGCGTAAAAGTCGGACTCTTCGCCGTCTTTCTCAATACTGATCTCAAGATCCCCGGCCTTGATGTTGACCGCTTCCGGGTCAACGATCTCAATTTCAAGCGGTTCTTCCTGCGCAGCCAGCGTGTTGATGCCCTGCGGCGCGCTATACAGCGACTTGTCGATGTTTGTTGCCATCAATATCTCTTCTTTAAAGTTGCCCGATTAGTGGCGGGATCATACTTGAATGATGACACGGGCTTGCCTGTGCGTTTTTTAGCCCGGTCAAGCGCACGTTCTTCTGCTGTCATGGCATCACGCGCTAAACCAGCTTCGGTCAGATTGCCCTTTTCGTCCACATGCCCTCTAGAACGTAGAACGTCGAGCGCAGCGTCCCTTGACCCCATCTGTGCTGACAGACGGTCAATCAGTTGACCACGACCCATGAACTTTTGCGTTGCCATACTAATAATAAGCAGCCGTGCGACGGCGGAAAAGCGACAACTCATCCTTCTCGTCTGAGTCCAACGCGATAAACCCACCTTGGCGGTATCGTAACAGGGCTTGGGTGGTCGTATCCACGTAGTCGTCGTGCTCCCCCACGGGGAAAGTGGCAACTTCTTCAATAACTTCCCTAGCCCAGCGCGTATCCGGTGCCCAGACCTTGTTGGAATGGAACAGATCCGACACAGCGTTCATCCGAACCATCTTGTCATTGCCGCGACTCGGGGAAAACTCCTGCACAGGTATGCCCATGCTGCGCAACTCTTGGATGAGCGGTGCGCCCGCTGCCTTTTTCTCCACAATGAAGGCATCTGGGTCCCACTCCTTCCAATGTTTGAATGCTGCCGACTTTAATTCTGGAAACGCCATCCGATCTTTGAACGCATCAAGCAGAATTATCTGCGGCGAGTTGTTTTCTTCTTCGTTATAGAAGACGCCCCACGTAGTACAGGCGGAATAGTCCGAATTATTCTTGGTTTCAAACGCCGTATCCCACGACTGGATGATGTACTCGCACGTGGGTGGGTCATCACTGGGCCAAATTCGCCAATGTTTGCGTGAAACGACCGCTGATGTGTCGGCTGTGGGCTGCTGCATGTACTGCGCATTCCAAAACCGGGGGTCCATGTTGGCTTTTTTGTTTTTTAGCTGATCAAGCGGCCACTGCTCAGGCCAAAGCGACTTTTCCTGCTCCGTATCTTCATTAAGAATGGCCGGAAGCTCAACAATCTCCCACCGATCAGCGTCTTTGTTCTTTGTTTGGTAGTCGATCAAGCGCCCAGTCAGGTCAATCAGGGACCAGCGCGTCATAATTACTATGATTGCACCACCCGGCATCAAGCGCTGTAGCGGCCCCGTCTGAAACCAAGACCATGCGTTATCAAAAGCCAGCCTTGAGTTGATCTTTACGTCTTGTTCCGAGTGTGGATCGTCAATTACAAACAGATCCGCGCCCCGTCCAGCTAGCGCACCCCCTACGCCTGCGGCGTAGTACTGTCCACCCGCCGTTGTTGACCACTTCCCCGCAGCTTTCTGGTCATCTGCCACATTTGTCTGGGGGAAAATCTCTGCGTAGTCCTCGCCGTCGATCAAATTTCGTATGCGCCGCCCGTAATCCTCAGACAAACTAGCGGTGTGCGTGCCCATGATGATCTTCTTTTCGGGGTGTTTACCCAAAAAGTACGCGGGAAACAGGTAAGACGAGAACTCAGACTTACCCATACGTGGCGCGATGTTGATAATCACCCGCTTTTTTGTGCCGTTGAGCACATCATGAAAGATCTTTGCCAGCTTGCGGTGGTGCGCGCCAACCTTAAACCCGGGATATACGGCAGCAGCAAAACCTAAAATTGAGTTGTGCGCAGCAGACATGCGCGCTCGATGCTCTCGGACTTCCAAATCCTCAAACAACTCCATCTTGTCCTTGGTGGACATATGGGGAAGCGCTCGCTGGAGCGCTTGAAGCTCAGCCTTGCTGAGCGTCGTGAAGTTGTTCAGGGACATCTGATACGTCTACAACATCAACAACCTGCATAAAGCGATTGAGCTTCTCTTTAATGCGCGTCTCCAACTCGGAATCAGTCAGGTCAGCTTTCTTAATCTCAATCTTCTCCGTGAACAAACCCACCTCAGTCACGCGCCCCAGCATTCCCAGCGCCTTGAGGCGGATACTCGGGTTCGTGTGCTTGGTCTCTTCAACGATTTTTGCTACTGTATAGCCACGAAGTTCCTTGGCCTGTTGCACAAACTCCCAATCATATGCGGTGAGCATCCCAGTTAAATGCTGCACTGCAACAGGCGTCTTGATTGCAGCTAGCGCCGTGCGCTGATCGTCTGTGTCTGTAGTCGCAACTAATGAGCCAAAGGCTTTCCGCGCGCGGTCAACTTCTATTTCCTGCTCAAGCGCGGCGTCTGGCACCACGCCCAGATCTTCTAGCCACTTTGTAGTGGCAACTTTAGCCGACACAATCTTTTCCGGCGCAGCCGTATGCAACGGCGTGAAGTTAGCCGTGTCCGTAATAGCGGGAGCATGTATTAAATGTTCTAGCATGAAACCACTCTACACGCAAGATTTGACAAACGCAAGCGTGTTTAGCGTTGGACATGAATAATTACAATTTTTTATAGTAGTGGTGGGGGGTACGAATGGGGGCAAGCGGATAGGAATTGGACAGAGGGATTGGGAAATTGGGGGGATGGTTATGAAACAGTGTTCTGCGCGCAGCGTGTGCCGCCATCGTGCCAAGGGGGGTGGGGGGTGGGTGGGGTCGCCGGGGGTTGGGCTGGCACGAAAATAGCATGGTATCCCGTAGGGCCGACTTGCGCCCAACTCGCGGACATGGTGTCCGCGAGTTTCAACCCTTCGGAGATGATGAGATGGAATCGAACCAAGACAGCCTAGCCGTAGCGCTTGACCAAGCCGCCGAATCAATCGTTGATTCTGCGCAAGTAGATGAGCGTGCGATCTTTGCATTGTTCGACACAATGTCGAACGCAACGCAAGCCGCTCGCGACAAGATCCGTGACCTACGGATTGCGGACCGTGACACTTGTTTGAGTTTCCTTCAGCGTTGGGCGTGCACGCGCTACGGCTTGACGCTGACAGAAGGGCAACGCGGGTCGAAGTTTGACCCGAACCCGCTAGCCGCCCAAATTAGCGCGCGGCAGATCGTCAATGGTGAACCCGCGCGGCTAGTGACTGAACACGGGTTGGACCCACACTTGGCGGTAATGACTGTCCAACAAGCCGCGTTAAAACAGGCAGAGACACAATGCGACTCTGCCGCGCGCCAGATTCGGCGTATGCTGAACGATCTTTTTGACGAACCCGAAAAGAACCCTAGCGGTAAGGCTAAGCAAGATGAGGTCGCGCGGCTTTTGAAGGCCATTGCGAAACTGGAATCCGATTCGCTGAATCGCTTGGAATTGGGTATTGACAAGATCAAGCGAGAGCGTAGCGCAAGCAAGTAACCCAACCCAATCCATGCAACCCGCGCGCGGCTAGCCGCGCGCGGGTTTTCGTTTGTCCGCGTTTTCGTGGACAAACGAAAACCCAATCCCGGGTTTGACGCAACTCGCGGACACTCTGTCCGCGAGTTTTTTTGTGGCAATGACGCGCGAGTCGCGTCGAACGTGGAGCGTAGAACGATGAAGGATACATACGAAGTATTGAGCGAAGGGCGTGCGCGCCATGACTGGCGTTACACGGTCAACACAGTTGACCCAGACTTCGACATTCGATCTGAGATTGAGTTCGCGGATCGAACGAAGAGCGAAGATGATCTGTACGGTCTGACCATCGTCGAGTTCGACGACGAGTTCGATGCGCGCGCATGGTTGAAGGGGCGTCTATGAATGACGAGTATCTCCCCTACTGTCGCGCATGCTACAGAGTGCGCGTCGAGTATCAGCGTCGCAATATGCCGCGACCAACATGCAACGAGTGCGGCGAACAAGAAGCGCGCGCAGTAAACCATTGCGTGGTGCCACTCAACAAGTCGAACTACATACACGTGCGTGACCGTAGTTTGCTGTCCCAACTTAACCCGAAGAGGACGTGATGCGTGTACCAGATTGGTTATGGGGTGCCGTGTACGGAGCGGCAGTTCTGGAAGTTCTCCATTACGTATTATGGAGTCCTTGTTGTTGAAAAACAACAAAAGTTTGGTGGTCCACCATTCCGACGTTCTGTGCGAGCGCACAGGACGCTGGAATGGCGTGGATTCATGCGGCTTTCAAGCGTCCACCCCCCCAGAAACCTACACATATATAAATACTTTTTTGGAAATAGATATATATGTGTGCGTAGCCGGACAGACTCGCGCGCAACTTGCGCTTTTCCGTTTGCCGTGGCACTCTTTGAAAAACGTAGGTATACGCGGGGGTAACACCCCCAACGCTAGTGTTCATGCGGGTTAGTTAATGTCCACCTATAGTGGACCACCTTGCGAAATGGAGGACCACCTGATGAAGCAATGTGGACAATGTAAAACCTTTTACAAGCCAAGTGAGTTCCGTGTGCGGCTATCCCGGGCCGCGTCTGAGGGGCGCGGACTGTACGACGGGCGCAGACTCACCATGGAGATGTCAATCTGTAGACAATGCAGACCCAAGCCCCGGCCCTATACGTCAATGACGGAGCGCGAACTCAACACGCTGGTGCTATCCCGGGATATCACCCGTGAGTTTGCCGATGGAATCCTGCGAACCCGCGCCACTAACGCAAGGCGCAAAATGTCCACGGCTGTAACCAAACGATGGGAACGCGAACGACTAGCGCGTGTGAAGCCCGCGCTCGACCTGTGCTCAATAGAACGAAGAGCGGTGAAGGACCAGCTACGGTACGCAACGGAGAACGGTAAGGCGCGTGTCATCGCCTTCTGTGAAACGTATCTGCAAGTGATTGATGAGTACGCCAAACAAGTGCGCGACTCTAAAAAGATACACGACATACCCTCGGCAACGAGGGTGCGTGTGTTCAACGCATGGCATGCGTGTGATAAAGCGCGCGGACCCATGCTTTTCAGCAAACTGGCGGACATCCTGTCCGCGAGTCACAACCCGGAGAGTGAGTAATGATTATCAATGACTGGTCCGTGGTCGAGTCGCCCAACGGCATATCTCTGCGCTACAAGACGCTCGATGACCCAGAGATCTGTGTGCATGTATCAGACGGGCGCATCTACATCAACGTGTTCGCCA